GAAAATGTTGTTAATGAGTATGAAGATTTTAAAAAGTATGCAATAAAATCTGCAAGAATCTTGCACTCGGAATGGTCGTGGGCGGCGACTGCTGATAAGATACTGGCGCGTTTAGAGTTTTACGAAAATTCTTTATCGTAGTCCTTAGTATCAATCTTTGACTCTGCTCTTGGCACAGTCTAAACTGGATACTCTTATCTATCAGGAGGTATTACATGTCGCTATTGTCGCCAGAGTTTATTGCTAGTTATATCACAAAGACCCCACCTTGGGGTTTTGGTGGTCTTGGAGAAGTTGTTTTTCTTAGAACCTATAGCAGAAAAATTGAAGGCACTAATAAGACTGAGACATGGATACAAACCATTAAAAGAATAATTGATGGCGCAGTCGATATCGGTGTTCCATTTTCTAAAGAAGAAGCCGAGCAGTTGTTTGATCACATGTTCCAGCTTCGATGCTCAGTATCTGGCAGAGCCCTCTGGCAGCTCGGCACACCTCTTGTATCTCAATTCTCGGGTACTTCGTTGAATAATTGTTTTTATACAAACATTGAAAAAATTGAAGACTTTGAACTTTTGTTTGATTACTTGATGCTGGGTGGGGGTGTTGGTTTTTCAGTAGAGCGATCAAAAATTCATGAACTACCAAAGGTCAAGGCAGTTAAGTCAATTACTGCCGAAAGAAGCAATGATGCTGACTTCATCGTTCCGGACTCAAGACAAGGTTGGAGAGAGTTGCTTCATAAAGTGCTTGAATCATATTTCATTTCTGGTAAATCTTTCACATACTCAACTTTGCTAATTCGTGAATTCGGTACACCACTCAAGACATTCGGAGGCACTGCCTCGGGTTCTGGAGCTTTGGTTGATGGAATTGACGACATCTGCAAGGTTCTTAATGAGCGTGTTGGCAAGAAACTTCGTTCCGTTGATGTTTTGGACATTTGCAATATCATTGGAAGAATTGTAATCTCTGGCTCTTCACGAAGGTCTGCACAAATTGCAATTGGTGATCCTGATGACATGTTGTTCCTTAAGGCAAAAAATTGGGGTAGCGGCAATGTGCCTGCGTGGAGAGCTAATAGTAACAACTCTATTTACGCTGATGCTTACGATGAAATAGTAAGTGAGTTGTGGAAGGGCTATGATGGCACTGGTGAGCCTTATGGTTTGGTGAACAGAAAGCTCGCAAGAACTTATGGTCGCTTGGGTGAGAAGTCTCCTGACCCTTCAATTGAAGGCTTTAATCCCTGTGCAGAAATTGCACTTGCGGATGGCGAGTCTTGCAACCTTGCAACAATTTTTTTACCAAACATCGAAAGCCTTGCTCAAATGTTAGAGGTTTCAAGACTTCTGTACATGGTGCAAAAACAAATTACAAGACTTTCTTATCCATACGAAAAGACAAGTTCTATTGTGCACAAGAACGCTCGCTTAGGTCAATCCATCACTGGTATTTTGCAGTGCGATGAAAAACAGATCGGCTGGTTGTCTGACGCATATTCATTCTTGAAAGAGTATGATAAAGCCTATAGTGCCGAAAATGGTTGGAATCCATCTGTCCGTCTTACAACGGTACAGCCATCGGGAACTCTTTCGCTTCTCCCAGGCGTAACCCCTGGCATCCACCCAGCCTTTGCTCCGTACTATATTCGCAGAGTTAGGTTTAGCTCAGTTGACCCGTTGGTTGATGCTTGCCGTAGAAGGGGTTATAAAGTTACTTGGGATATGGGGCTTGATGGTCGAGAAGACCACAGTCGGTATGTTATTGAGTTCCCATGCAAGTCTCCTGAGAATTCCATCCTTGCTGCCAACATGACTGCAATTGAACAGCTTGAGTGGGTTAAGAAGATGCAAACTATTTGGGCGGACAATGCTGTTTCAGTAACAGTGTATTACCGCAAAGAAGAGCTGCCACTGATTAAAGACTGGTTGAGTAAGAATTATGATTCTTCTGTAAAGTCGGTATCTTTCCTATTACATGTTGATCATAACTTTGCATTACCTCCATACGAGGAGATTAGCAAGGAAGAGTATGAAAAGGCATCGTCAAAACTGGATCTTAGCATTCCGCTTCAAGAAAACTCAATGGATTTGACTATTGACTTTGATGACTGTGCAACAGGTGCTTGTCCAATACGCTAAAGATATCAATTTGGTGCAAGACAAGTATCATTATCTATTGAAACCGTAAAATATTTGACAACTTGTGTCGCTATTGTTCTTTATTTAAGAAAAATGATGTACAATAGATTTAATGAGCATGGACGCGGTAAAGAAAAAACGACTTTGGGTTCCTGAAAGGACTTATGGCGTTTGCATCTGGGTTCTTCCAGACGGTCAAGTGTTATCGGATGGTGATGGTTTTCTATCAGCAGAAGGTTTCGTTGGTGACAAAGATATTGAAGATAGAGTTTTTGCTGCCGCCAAATACTGGACGGGGAGTGAAGAAGGTGAAGTTGCTTGGGTTCATGGAGCAAGAAAGATTACTGCATCTGAAAGAGATGATCAGGTAGATAGATTAAATAATGGTCACATACCAGACCCGTATGAAGATTTTTTTGACGGATTGAGGAAACATGGAAAATAAAATAGTGCATGTAGTTGATGAGCCAGTAACAGATGAGATTGATGATTTATCATATTTTGGATTTGATTCCACCCCTGTAAATGATGACCCATTTGCAAAAATTGCATATTCAAGTCTTTCCCCAAAAATGAAAAGAAAGGTATCAAGGCTTGCTAAGAAATATGAAGGCATTGATGGGGTAGCAACAAAGTATATTGACCCAGAGACTCTTGATGGCTACAGTCTTTACGATATTGTGAACCCCCCGTATGATTTAGACAATCTTGCCGGGCTTTATGATTCAAGTGCAATTCATAACGCATCTATCGCAGCAAGAGTTATGAACACAGTTGGTCTTGGCTATGAGTTTGTTGAAACAATCAAAGCAAAAAGAAAATTAGAAAAAGTTGCTGGCGATCCAGAAAAGCTTTCTCGTGTTAGAAAATATATTCAAGATGAAAAGCAGATGCTTGAAGATATTTTTGAAAACACTAATAAAGAAGAAACTTTCAATGAAACAATGATAAAGATTTGGCAAGATGTTCTTACCATTGGTAATGGCTATATGGAAATTGGTCGTAACAATGCGGGAGAGATTGGCTATATTGGTCACATCCCAGGAACACTTATGCGTATTCGCCGTCAAAGAGATGGCTTTGTTCAGATCGCTAGGAGCAATAAAATTTCCGCAGTGTTCTTTAGAAACTTTGAAGATAAAGAAACTGAGGATCCAATCAACACCGATCCAAATCCAAATGAAATTATTCATTTTAAAACATACTCTCCAAAGAATACATATTACGGTATCCCATCGGCAGTTTCTGCAGCCGCTGCAATTGTTGGAGATAAGTTTGCAAAGGAATACAATATTGATTACTTTGAAAATAAAGCAATCCCGCGTTATGCAATTATTCTAAAAGGTGCAAAACTTAGCAATAAGTCAAAACAGGAATTGATTAACTATTTTAGAAAAGAAGTCAAGGGGCGCAATCATGGCACTCTTGTTATTCCAATCCCTGCTTCAATAGGTTCTGATAGTGATATTAAATTTGAAAAGCTTGAAGCCGGCATTCAGGACTCATCTTTTGATAAATATCGTAAATCAAATCGTGATGAGATTCTTGTTGCAAACAGAGTTCCAGCTCCAAAAGTTGGTGTGTATGACAATGCCAACCTTGCTGTGTCTAGGGACGCAGACAAGACATTCAAAACTCAAGTGATCGGTCCAGATCAGGCGGTTGTTGAAAAAAGATTGAATCGTGTTGTTGCTGAATTTAGTGACATGGTTGTTTTACAGTTTAAGAGAATTGATTTGATTGATGAAGACATTCAATCTAGAATCAATGACAGATATTTGAGAACGGAAGTTATTGCCCCGAATGAGGTCCGTCAGCAGCTCGGCTTGCCTGAGCGCACAGATGGTGATGAGCCATTGCCGTTCCCAACAAAGATTAAGAAAGAGCAAACTGGTGCGGGAGCTCCAGTAGGCAATTCTAATAATCAAGCCTCGCAGCCAAGAAATGCTAGGTCAGATACGCCAGAAGGCGCTTCTGACCCAAGAGCATCTGGCGATCAAGCAGAACGAGGCGAAGTACAAGATACCACAGGAGGTTCTAAATGAATTACGGATCCGGAATAGTTTTTTCCAACATAGCAGTGACTAGTACTAGCGGCGCATCTGGCGTTGTTTCTACAAACGGTCACACAAGGTGTATACACTTTTATAATACAAGTGCATCAACTAATGCAACAGTTAAGCTTAATGGTGGTCCTCACCAAGTAGTTATTCCTGCAATTAATAGCGGCGGCGGCTATGTTAAAATTGAAGGTGATTTTACAAACTTTCAAGTTATGACGGCAGGTGTAACACTTGCTGTTTATGCTGTTGCATAATTTGCTTGCATTAAAATAATGTATTATACTGGTCTTAATTATCTATATGAACGACTTTAATATTTCTTTCCCAATTGAAATGATTAAGAAGGAACAGCGTATTGTTTCTGGCATTGCAACTGCAGATAATATTGATAAATCTAATGACATTGTAGACTTTGCTGCGTCTGAAATAGCATTTAAAAACTGGCAAGGCAATATCCGTGAAATGCATGCCCCTATTGCTGTCGGCAAGGCTATCAGCTACAAGCCATTGAAGATGAAAGGTGCTGACGGTCAGGAATATAATGCAATTCAGGTTGAAGCTTATATTTCCAAAGGTGCTGAGGATACTTGGCAAAAGATCCTTGACGGCACACTTCGTGCTTTTTCTATTGGCGGCAGAATTACCAAGAAAGAAGTGATGGCTGGCAAAATGCACAATGGTCGTCCTATTTCAATTATTAAACAGTATGACCTTGGCGAGTTGAGCCTTGTTGATAACCCAGCAAATGCTCTCGCAACTATTGATCTTGTAAAAATGAATAATGATGGTGGATTGAATTACG